TTACACCTCTTTGTTTTGTTGCAGTTGTAACCGTTGTAATTCTATTATCAAAATCTAATAAGTGAGTACCATCGCCATTATATTGCAAGTGTAGTTTATGATTATTGTATGCTACTGGTGTTGCTGCTTCAAAAAACATAGTTATGTATGCATCGTATATTTCAGTCCAATAGCCATCAACTGCTGCCAACAATTGAATAGGTGTAGTATGTAAATTTCTTAATTCTGAAACTGTTAAAACTCGACTGACTAATAATGGTTGGTCAATGTTATTTACCACAACTTCGCCATCCCTTACACTTTGATAGTTGTTGCAACCTAAATAAGTTCCATTGTTGTTTAAAAGTGTATTATCTCCACCACCTAAAACACTTATTTTATTAGCATTTATTAGGTTTCTATCTGAATTTATTAATTGAGTGCTGCCTTGTATTGTATTTTCATAACCATTTACAATATTGTCAACTAAGTAATTATATTGATTTTCGTTTCTTATTGACCTTTGGTCGAATATTGGGTTTGCATCTCTGCCAATATCTCCAATCCCGCCATTAATTGCTTGTGTTGTTGTTATAAATTCAGGTGCAACATTTAGTTTTAAGAATGTTAATACTGCTGGTTCTTCGCTATTACTGTCAAAGTCAATTTCATATAGTCTATAATACTGTTTGTCTATTAGATAATAGTATCTAAATGATAATTGATTAATACCTAATTCGCTTATTTTAATACTAAAAGTTACAACCTTACTATCAGCATTAGTAATTTCTTCTAATCCTTTTCTATGGTAAATATTAAATAAATTACCATCAGTATAAATTGTTGCATCATAAAACAACTGCTTAGGTATGTCAAAATTAATATCAAAGTTAGGTGAAGAAACACTGTCTAAATGTCCAACATAAGGAAATGTATTATAATTAGTTACTGTTCCACTTACTCTACTTGTAATGTTCCATGTATTAGCAGTTGCAACATTGCCCCCTCTATAAAGTAATCTTAGTTTTGATGGTTTTGAAACTATATTACCATTATTTAAAAAGAATATTCTAGTTAATATCCTATCATTAAAATCACTTTGGCTTAATGGACTTGGTGCAAATATTACTTTAGTTTCACTTTGGTCAGTTACAAAATCATTAACAATATCTTGTTTTTTAGTCCCGTATTGTTCAATGTATTTTTCACCATACAAAGTATTGTTTTCATCTGTATCTTTATCAAAACTATACTTGTATTCCTTATACCTTAATGCGCCCATTGGTTCAATTTTAATAGGCTTACTTACATCAACTAAATTAGTAAAGTCAACTAATGTATTAGTATAAAAGGTATCTCTAGGCTCAATAATTAATTTTTTATCATCCAATATGTCAGGTTCAACATAAAGATTAAAAGTTTTAAAAACACTACTTAAAAAATCAGTTTGCTTAATATCATCAGGTAATAATTTTTCAAGTTCAATTATATCATTTTCTAATATTTCGGCACTTGCTTCATCATAAAAATTAGAGTCAGTTTTTAAGTTATATTCTAAATCATAATAATTAGCTGCTTCTAATTCAACTTCGACAACATCTAAAAGATTAACAAAAATAAATGATGTAAAAAATAATTTAGTTATTGAAATAGTTGCACCTGCATTTATAGTTCCTAAATATAAACTTTGACTTGAAAATCTAGTACCATTTCGCAAAAAATTAATATTGATTGCATAAGATTGATTTACTCCACTTGTATTTTTTAAGTCAATAATTATATTACTAGCAAAACGATAACGACCACTAGCTCTTGAAGTAAAATCAAAAGTAGCTGCATTAAATCCGTTTGGTGGGCTTGTATCTCTTACTTCATTATTAAAAGGCATTTTAGCAACACTAGAAGTCATTGCAGTTAAACCGCTATTAGTTATCCTATTTCCTAAAAATAATCTAGCTTCAACATCGCCATCACTTAATAATAATTTTTTACCGATTGAAGGAACTACTATACTTTTAAATGTTGTTGTATTAAAAAAATCAGAATTAAACCTATACCCCGCATCATCAAAAATAGCTTGAATTATAGTTTTAAGATATATTTGCGGTTGTAATTGGTCAATGTAATGTGTTATTTCATTTGCACTTGCACCGTACTCAATAAGTCCGTAATAATAACCAACTCCAATAGGTGCGCTCCAACTTGCTGAAATGTTTGCTAAATTCCAAACATGGTTAAATGCACTTAAGTTTAATTCGCTTAATTTTTTTTCGCCTAAGTCTTGAAACAAATTAGCTGTTCTACCAATAATTATTATTTCATATTCAATTTCGTAATCGTCTAAAACATTAATATTAGTTAACTGCAAGTAACCTTGTAATTGAACTATTCCATTTTTATAAAGGATTGCATCAGCTTTTAAACTTGGGTTGAAGTCAGGTGCAAAATTATAAGTTTGGTCATTCTTTACTGACCTTGCAAGATTGAAAATGTTACTAAAAATATTATTGTTATTGCTTGTGCCTGGCAAAGTAATTGTTTTACTAAAATCACTTTTGCGCTCGGCAATATTTTGAATGTCAATTATACTTTTATTTATCGGTATTGAAACATTATCGTATAAGTCCAATTCATACTCAACTATGTTTTCGCCTGCTACTTGGTTTATTATTAATCGGTTTTGGTTCATTATAATGATTGTCTATAACGTGAGTAGCTGTATTCAATTTCAAAGGTTACATTAAATAACTTTCTATCGGTTAAAAAGGTCTTAATTTCGTATTCAGCGTTTAAAATATTGACTGCTACAAAATCAGTTGCGCTACGTTCAAGATAAATAATTGGTGACGTTGCAAGTTGCTCAAATAATGCGCTTTGTTCTTCACTAATCCAATCGCTATTAATGGTAATTTTATCATTTATTGTGGTGTTGTAATTGGTTTTTAGCCTATCACTTTGACTATAACCTATTGGCAAAGGTGCTTTAAATTGTTTTCTATCAATTGACATTGCATTGATAGTGTTTTTATTGAAATTAAACGCTTCAAAACCACCCAATTTATTCATCCAATGTAGCCTAACTGTTTCATATTGGCTGCAATCGGTATTGGTAGTAAATCCTTTTTCAGCCACTACAACACTACCAGCAATTAATCTTATTAAAATAGTTGTTGGAAAACTAATTGCAGGGTATAAATCAAATAAGTATTTACCTGCATTAATATTAAACAAATATTCATTTGGTGGCAAAGTTACATTATGCGACACTGATCCTATTCCATTGGCTGATAGTTCTATTTTAGTTACAATTCTATTAGGGTCAAAGAATGTTAGTATTCGATTTTGTGTTGGTTCTATTTTTTCGGGTTCTGTTAAATCAGCATTTAAAAAGCCAAACCCACTTACATTACAATCTAAGTAAGCAGTAGGTGAATAATCCTCAAAATCAAATATTGCATTCGTGGCTAATTTAAAGTTAGAACTATTAGGGCTTGTTGGAACACTAGCCAATACACCGCTTAAAGTTGGAACACCGCTAACATCGTATAACTCCCTAAACTGAACAAAATAATTTAATCGTGACCTTGTGTTTGCTGCTATTCGTGCTGCAAGTGCATTTCCAAAATCAAAGCTAACATAGTTTTTAAGTACGTTACCGACATCAAAAGTCAGTTCACTACTGCTAGGTTGTTTTGGATATTTCAAACGTGCTAGTGGGTTGTTAGTTCCGCCTATCTCGTTTACATCCACAATAAAATTAAAGTTAGGCTGCGAAGTCATATTACTGCTGACTGTATAAGGTATCTGATTATATGCAGCCATTGCACCTGGACTTGAAAGTATTGTGATTGCCATTATTTAATTATTGATAGTTTTATTTTAGTTCCTATTTCTTTACTCAATGCTCTATTTAAAACCTTTAATCTTTTTGCACCTACTGCGGGTTCTACAAAGTTCATAGGTTTTATACCACCTATTTTGGTCGCTACTGCCATTTGCATAGCTTCTTTATTAATTATGTCGGCTTGCTTTTTTTTATTCTTACGAATTAAAGATTGTTTCTTTAAACCTCGACTGCCAGTTCTAGCGATATACTCTTTAAAACTTTTTAGCATGTCGGGTGACACTCCTAAGTTTCTAAATTGATATTGACTTTGTGGTGCTTTGTTGTAATTAAATACTCCTTTTACGCCTTGATTAACAAAGTCGTAATAATCAGCACCTATGATTTTAATTCCTAATGGTCTAGGGTCAGGGTACATAGTACTTGCTAGTGTACTTGCTTGTCTAGTTCGTGCCTTTCGTGTAATTATACCTCGCATTATTCCGATTGACTCATTAGCCCAATCTAAATAAATCTTATCAAAACCAGTATCAAAAGCAGTTGATGAATACTTACCACCATTTACTGAAAACAATAAATTTACTTACATCTGTAACGTAATACATAATAGAATTTGGAAACGAAATAAATTTTTTATATCATAATGGGAAAACATAAATATATTGAAACACCCGAAAAAATGTGGGAATTGTTTTGTGAATATCGAAAAGAAAAAAAAGCAAATCCAATTTTAGTTCAAGATTTTGTGGGTAAAGATGGATTTGAGGTTGATAGAAAAAAAGAGCGACCTTTAACAATGGAGGGGTTTGAAGTTTGGTGTTTTGAAAACGATATTATAAGCGATTTAAGCAAGTATTTTGCAAATACAGACAACAAGTATTCAGAATATTGCGCTATCTGTCACACGATACGCAAAACAATCAGAACAGACCAAATTGAAGGAGGTATGAGTGGCATTTATAATCCAAGCATAACCCAACGATTAAACGGATTAACCGACAAATCCGAAATGACTGTAAAAGAGCAGCCATTATTCCCTGACGAAAAATAAACAAAGTCAATAAAACCGCTTGTCTATACGGTGAGCAAATCGCATTTATGTTTAAAAGAACCACATCAATAAACAAACTTTTAAAACTTGAAAAACGAAAAAAAGTTATTCAAGGGGGAACAAGTGCAGGAAAAACATTTGGTATCCTTCCTATTTTAATTGACCGAGCAGCTAAAACACCAAGACTTGAAATAAGTGTAGTAAGTGAAACAATACCACATTTGCGAAGAGGTGCGATTAAAGACTTTTTAAAAGTAATGGATTGGACTGGCAGGTATGTTGATAGTAATTGGAATAGAACATTATTAACTTATAAGTTTGCAAATGGTTCATACATTGAATTTTTTAGTGCTGAGCAAGAAAGTAAACTTCGAGGTGCGAGAAGAAATATCCTTTATATTAATGAAGCTAACAATATTAGTTTTGAAGCATACCATCAATTAGCAATTAGAACAAGTGGCGAAATATGGTTAGACTTTAATCCGACTGCTGAATTTTGGGCGCATACTGAAGTTTTAAAAGACAATGATAGCGAACACATAATACTAACTTACAAAGATAATGAGGCACTACCTGACACGATTATACATGACATTGAACAAGCCGAAGTAAAAGCACAATCGTCAAGCTATTGGGCTAATTGGTGGAAAGTTTACGGATTAGGTCAAATAGGTAGTTTGCAGGGTGTAGTGTTTGATAATTGGCAGCAAGTGCCGAGCGTTCCAACTGATGCAAAGTTGCTAGGGTTTGGAATGGATTTTGGTTTTACAAATGACCCGACGACCCTAATAGCAGTTTACAAAACCAACAATCAACTTTATTTTGATGAGGTGTTATATCGAACTAACATGACTAATTTAGACATTGGTAACTTTATGAAATCTGAAAACATCGGCCGACCTTTAGAAATAGTGGCTGATAGTGCCGAACCTAAATCAATCGAAGAATTAAGGCGGCAAGGTTTTTTAATTACACCAGCAAAAAAAGGGGCTGATAGTATTAAGATTGGAATTGATATTTTAAAGCGTGAACCTTTTTTTGTAACTCAAAACTCAATCAATTTAATCAAAGAGTTGAGGAGTTACGTTTGGGCTACTGATAGAGATGGAAAACTGACTGGCAATCCAATTGACCACAGTAACCACGCAATTGATGCGATGCGATATTTTGCACTAAATAAATTAAATAACCGACCTAGTGGCAAATACGCCACAATAAGCATTTAGCAAAAAAGTAAAAATTTTATATTTAAAAGAGAATGATATTCAAACAAATTACAATAGGGCAATTTTTAAAATGTAAAACTATTTCGGATTTAGAAACCGACCCACTTAATAGGCAAATAAAATTATTAGCCGAATTGAGTGGCAAAAGTTTTGATGAAATTGAAAGTATGCCAATTGAAAAGTTAACTGAAGCATTAAAAGAGTTTAATAAAATTGAATTACTAAACAAAGATGCTAAGGTTAAAATGACATTCAAGGTAAAAGGTAGGAGGTTTAAATGTGTTTGGCAAACTCAAAAACTAACAGCAGCTCAATAAATTGATGCTACTTCGTTTTGCAAAGATGAAGCTAACATAATAGCTAACATTCACAATATTTTAGCAGCTATTTGTGTTGAAACTAATTGGCTAGGTAAGGCTAAAAAATACGATGGAATAAACCATAAAGAGGTTGCAGATTTGTTTTATAACCATTTAAAGATTGATACTGCATATCCTATCATGCTTTTTTTTTGCAAGTACTACAAGGAATTAGCCGACAATATCCTAACTTATTTGGAATTGGAAGCGGTGAAAGCGAAGGAGAAAGTCCAACCAATAGTGGACAAACTTTTGAAACAAAGTGGGGTTGGATTGTAGCGATTAACAACCTGGCGAATAATGACCGTTCAAAGTGGAGTTATTATGAGGATATGAATATAATTGAATTTTTAAACACGCTAGTATTCTACAAGGATAAAAGCGAAGATGATAAACTAAAATGGCAAGCAGCGCAAAGGACATAGGAAGTAAGTATGGTGAAAGTTTACAAAACTTTGAAACTGATTTAGCTACTGGTATTGATAAGATTTATTTAGATTGGGCTAATGAGTCAATCGGAATAATGCGAGGTATAATAACACGCAAAGCAAGAACTAGACAAGCAAGCACACTAGCAAGTACTATGTACCCTGACCCTAGACCATTAGGAATTAAAATCATGGGTGCTGATTATTACGACTTTGTAAATCAAGGGGTAAAAGGAGTATTTAACTACAACAAAGCACCACAAAGTCAATATCAATTTAGAAACTTAGGAGTATCGCCCGACATGCTAAAAAGTTTTAAAGAATATATCGCAAGGACTGGCAGTCGAGGTTTAAAGAAACAAACTTTAATTCGTAAGAATAAAAAAAAGCAAGCTGACATAATTAATAAGGAAGCAATGCAAATGGCAGTAGCGACTAAAATAGGAGGTATTAAACCTATGAACTTTGTTGAACCTGCAGTCGGTGCAAAAAGATTAAAGGTATTAAACCGAGCATTGAGTAAAGAAATAGGAACTAAAATAAAACTATCAATAATTAAATAATGGCAATTACAATACTATCAACACCAAGTTCATTTATGGCTGCTTATAATCAAATACCTTATACAGTCAGTTCAAACATGACTTCGCAGCCTAACTTTAATTTTATAGTTGATGTAAACGAGATAGGTGGAACTAATAATCCACTAGCACGTTTAAAATATCCAAAACAGCCTAGCAGTAGTGAATTGACTTTTGATGTTGGAAACGTACTTAAAAACTATGTTAGTTATGATTTTAATAATGTTACTGGAGTAATTGCAGTAAACAATAAGTCAAGATTAAAATATTATACTGAGTATCGAGAATTATACGATGTTAGCGGTGTCCCAACTTTAAGTGGTGTATTAGCAAGAAATCCAACAACACCAAGTACAAGCAGTTTTAAATTAGCTACAAATTGTATTTTTGATTTTGAGCAATATAGCCAAAGTGCAATGGCTACTAAAAGTATAAGTAGTTATGGCTTTTTAAATGGCAATCAAAATGAAACAATTACATCAACTCAAGAATATTTTTTAAGTTGGTTTGACCCTAGTAGGGTAGCAGCTAAAATAAGATACATAGCAAGCAATGGCAATTATGTTGATGAAGGTATAAGTTTACCAGCAAATGAGTATATTTTCACAACTAGGGCAGGAGTTTACGCTCAAGATGTTATAATAGGAGCAGGGTTTGAACTAACAAATGCTTATAAAATAGAAATATTAGATGAAAATGATGTTGTTTTAGCTTCAAAAACATTCCTTTTAAATCAAGAATGCAGCCAATATGAAACAGTTAGGCTACATTGGTTAAATAAATTAGGAGGGTTTGAAGCGTTTAACTTCAATAAAAACACTATCAACGCAATGTCAATTGATAGAAAACAGTTTAAAGCACCATTACCGATTGGATATAGCAAGTCTGATAGGCTAAAAACGAACTATAACACCACAATAAATGATAAAATTACCATTAATAGCGATTGGATTAGCGAAGAACAAAGCGCATTATTTGAGCAATTGGCAACGTCACCAATTATTTATCTTGAACGTAGCGCAAATGATTTTGTAGCAGTCAATATTTTAAACGCTGAATACGAAATTAAGACATTTTTAACTGATAGAAAGTTATTTAATGTAACCTTTGAAATTGAATACAGCTACTCACGTTATAGACAATCATTATAATGAACCAAAACCGATTAATAATAAACCAAGTAGCAGGCGCTAACATAGTTGAGTATGAATTGGACTTATACGATAATGTTTCAATACCAATTAACAAAAGTATAGTAGATATTCAAAATATTGCAGAGCGCAAAAGTGATTTTAGTAAAACAATTACTTTGCCAGGTACTAGCAATAACAATAATATTTTTAGTAACATATTCAATCTTGCAAGGTCAGTTCAAAACACCAACACTTATAATTTTGCACCTGACTTTAACCCAAGTTTAAAGGCTGATGCAATCCTTTATAAAAATGGAATAGTTCAATTACAAGGTTACTTGCAGTTAACTAATATTAATGTTTTAGATGATTACGAAATTGAGTATGAAATAATAATAATAGGCAAAACTGCGAACTTATTTCAAGATTTAGGAGATAAGAAACTAAATGAACTTGACTTATCAGCGTTTAACCATGATTGGACTTTTGCTAACATGGTTACAAGTTGGACACCTAGCGCAGCGATTGGCTATTATTATGGACTAATTGATTTAGGTTTAAGCAATAATCAAAGAGGTTACTATACTAAAGATTGGAAACCACAAATATTTTTAAAAGTTATTATCGATGCAATATTTAAAGATGCAGGATATAGATATAGTTCAAACTTTTTTACAAGTGGGCATTATACAAAGTTAGTTGTTCCTGCAACTCAAAACAAACCATTATTAAGTGAACAGCAAGTAACTGATAATACGTTTGAGGCCGATAGGATAACTGATAGTAGTTATACTACATTATCAAATGGGGATGAGGTAATTGTACCATTTAATCATTTAGTACAAGATACTGTACCTAGTGGCTATAATACAAGTACTTTTTATTTTGATGTACAAAGAAAAGGTATGTATAAATTTGGTGGAAGTATTATTTCACAATATAACGCTATATTTGGCAGTCCATCAGTAGATTTTACTTATCAAATAAGAGTAACAAGAGGCGGAACGACAACAACAAAGTTTATAAGTACTGTTGATAATTACTTTTTTTTAACTAAAAAAACTGTTTTTAGTACTGAATTTTATTGTGAAGCAGGAGATTTAGTTACAGTTGTTTATGTACCTAGAATTTATACAGCAACTGGTGCAACAATTGACATTAGATTTAATTCAGACTCTTATTTTAATGGTGTTATAGCTGCTGAAATAGTAGTAGGTGAAACAATGCAGTTAAGTAGCTGCCTACCTAGTGACATAAAACAAACTGACTTTTTACTATCAGTAATTAACTTATTTAATCTTTACATTGAACCTAGTAGCATTGACCCTAAAAGATTAATAATAGAGCCTAGAGATAACTTTTATTTGGATACCTTAATTGATTTAACTGATAAGATAGACGTATCGAAACCTATCGAAATTAAGCCACTAGCTGAATTAAAATACAAAGAGTATAATTACGAAATGGCAGTTGATAAAGATGCTGCTAATAGTGATTTTCTTTTAAAGTATTCACAACCTTATGGCAGTGCTAAAATAGGAATAGTGAATGATTTTGTTGATGAAACCTTTACAACAAAAGTAGTATTCGCACCAACTCCATTAATAAATTCAAAAAATGTTGGAATGGTGTTTTCGCAAATAGTTTTTAGGAATACAAGCGGAACTAGAACCGATGGAACAAGTAAACTAAGGCTATTGTATGCAGGTGGGTTAAGCGCTAGTTTTGGAACAAACTTTTTTAGTTTAACTGACCCCGATGGAACGCAACACTATTTTAATAGTTACCCTTATGTCGGACACTTAGACAACTTTAACAATCCAACTTACGATGTTAATTACTATCAACCAAAAGAACTAGCATACACCACAAATACAAAAGTAACCTACACAACTAACAATCTTTACAACCTATACCACAGAAAGGGACTTGAAGAAATTACAAACAAGGATAGTAAAACAGTTACTTTATATGCTCATCTAAATGAGAATGAAATAAATAAACTATCATTTAGAAACTACTATTTTATTGATAAACAATATTACAGACTTTATGAAATTGACTTTGATAGTAACAGCGAAGAACCTGCAAAACTAACATTTTTAAAACTAGCGGTTGCACCTCAATTTATAGGCGGTTCAATACCTGTCAATGGTGGTGGTGGTGGCGAAACTACATTAACTCAAACTATTAACGCCAATGGAAACGACTTCCCAAAGGATGTTGATATTAACGTAAGTGGTAAGGATAATAAAGTAAGGGGTGAAGCGAATTTAGTTAATTCAGATTTAAACTTAATCAATGGTATTTTAAATAGTGTTTTTGGTGGTGGCAATAACCAAATTAATAATAATGGCGGAACTTATTTAAATACTAACAACTATCAAAGTGTAAGGGATGGCGAAGTAGTAATAAATAACATTGACCAACCTTTATTAGCAAGTCGAGTTTTGACAGTTTCAGAATTAAGAAATTTACATACTACACCTATTCAATTGTTGGCAGCAGTTGATGGCTATTGGACTGAAATATACGATGCTTATATTACTATGTTTTTTGAAGCAGCTACACCAGTAGCATACAATAATCATAAACTACACTTGCAATATAATGGCGATGGTACTCACTTATTAGATTTTGATAATAGAATTACAACGGTTACAACTGCAACAAAGCAAAGAGGTGTAAACGTAACCGATTTGCCATTTAAGAACTTAGCAGTACAAATACATAGCGCAGGAAACTTAGGTACTAGTGGAAATGGCAAAGCATTAATAGAATTAGAATACAGACTACATAGAATTATACAATAATGGCAAACGAGAAAATAATATTTGATACCGAAGTAAAAGTAGGTAGTTCAGTAGGTTCTGTAAAAAGTTTAAAAGCAGAATTAAGGGCAATAACAAACGAACTTGGAACACTTGAAGCAGGAAGCGAAGCATTTGTAAATGCAGCTAAAAAGGCAGGTGCATTAAAAGACCAAATAGGCGATGTAAAAAACACTATAAATGCATTTAACCCCGAAGCTAAATTTAAAGCGTTAGGGGATGCAGTAGGAATAGCAGCGAATGGCTTTGCAGCGATGCAAGGTGCAATGGCAATATTAGGTACTGAAAATGAAAACCTAAACAAAGTTATTGCACAAACACAAGGTGCAATAGCTTTAGCAACTGGACTTAATGGTTTACTAGGCATGAAAGATGCATGGAGTAACTTAAAACTAGTAGCAGGTGATGCATTAAAAGGAATTAAAGCAGGAATTGGAGCAACGGGAATAGGGTTAATAGTTGTAGCAGTTGGTTTACTTGTTGCAAATTGGGACTCATTGTCTGCTGCGGTTAAAAAGGCATTGCCAATTTTTAACGATTTAGGTAAAGTATTTGATAAACTTAGGGAAGTTGCTTATGGTGCAGGTGAAGTTATTAAGAATGCAATATTAATGCCTTTTAAAACATTTAGTAAATTAATACAAGGTGATTTTGCAGGAGCATTAGAGGAAGTAAAAAAGGGTTATAATATAGTTGAAAATTATAAAAAAGGGGCAGAAGCAGGCGTAAAAGCAAATGAAGAGGCACATGCAAAAGAAAAATTAGAAAGGTTAATTAAACAAAAAGAAAAAGAACTTGAAGTTGAAAAAGCAGCAGGCAAAGACACCTATAAAAACGAATTAGCCTTAAATAAGCTAAAACAAGAACTTGCAAAAGAAGATACAAAACAACTTGAAACTTTACAGCAAGAACGCAAAGTATTAATTGCAAAGCATAATAAAGAACTTGAAGACGAAAGAAAAAAAGCAGCAAGTGATGCAAAAAAGAAAAAAGAGGATGAAGCAAAAGATGACTATGAATTTTATAATAATTTAAGCAAAGAGCAATATAAAAAACAAGCTGAAATAGATAAAGATAAACAGCTATTAAAAAATAAAGAACAAGATAAAATAGCTACCGACATTGAAGAAGAACGCAAGAAACAAAACGAACAAGATAAAAAGGATTTAGATAGAAGCAGAGCATTAGCAGCGCAGCAAGTTCAAGTAAAACAAGAACAAGTAGCTGCTGAAATTGAAATAGATAAACAAGCAGCCGAAGCAAAACAACAACTATTACAAACATCATCATCAATTTTAGGCAGCCTAAGTGAACTAGCAGGAAAACAAACAGCAGAAGGTAAAACATTAGCAATAGCACAAGCAACCATTGATACTTATTTAAGTGCTAGTAGTGCCTATGCAGCAGCAGCAAAGATTGACCCTTTAATATTAGCACCATTAGCAGCAGGCGCAGCAATAGTAGCAGGTTTTGCAAGGGTTAAAGCAATAGCCGAAGTACAAGTTCCAGGTGCAAGTGGAAGCGGTGGAGGTGGTGGCGCAGTAGCAGCACCAAGCGCACCACGCATTCCTCAATCGTTTAGCGGTTCAAGTTTAAGACCAAACAGCGAAGTAATTACTAAAACTAATGGTCAAGTTCAAAAAGTTATTGTAACTGAAACCGACATAACTAAAACACAAGATAAAGTAAAGGGAATAATACGCAAAGCAACTATTAAATAATCCTAAAAAGCAAATAATTTTTAACCTTATATTTATTACTGAATGGATAAGTTACCAATATTTAGATTTATAGTTGGAGAAGACGATGAGGCACAGCTTGAAGCGGTGGCATTTGTTGATACTCCAGCTATTGAAATGAATTGGCAAGCATTTAACAACAAGCAATATTCATTTAAAGCCGATAATGAAAAACGGATTATTTCGGGACCGTTAATGGTTGCTGAATTACCGATTTATAGGCGTGATGAAACTGGCGAATATTATGGAGTATTCCAAAAAGAGGACATTTATAATTTAAGAAACAAGTTTTTTAAACAAGGTAAATCAAACTTAGTAAATGAAATGCATGACAGCAATAAAATGATTGAGGGCGTGTATATGATTGAAAGTTTTTTAATTGATAAGGAACGTGGAATAAATGCACCTAAAGGCTATGAATTAACTGATGGCAGTTGGTTTGGTTCTTACAAAATTGATAACGATGAGATTTGGAATGACTTTATAAAGTCAGGTGAGTTCAAAGGTTTTTCAGTTGAAGGACTTTTTAAGACTGTAAAGATTGATGAAAAGCCACAAACTATAATCGATGAAATAATTAATATAATTAAAAACGTAAATGAATAAACCTAAAATAACAGCCAAAGAAGCATTGATGCAAATTGGCAAATTATTGAAAATGGATTTTGCAAAGATTGAAAAATTTAATAGTGCAAAATTAGCAGATGGAACTGAAGTAATGTGGGATGGTGATTTATCGGAAGGTGCAGCTATTATGGTTGTATCTGAAGATGGAAATCAAATGCCTGCACCTGATGCAGTACATGAGTTAGAAGATGGAACAAAGGTAACCACAGTAGGCGGATTAGTTACTGCTATTGATGGTAAAGAAAAAGAAAAGGAAGAAGTAGAAGTTGAAATGGCAGACGACACCATGAGTAAAATGGAAGAACGCATGGCAGCATGTGAAAGTAAGATGTCAGAAATGGAAACCAAAATGAGCGAAATGTTTGCAAACTATGAAAGCAAATTTGAAGAAGCTAACAAAGTTAATCAAAGCAAGTTTGAAGCTATTAAAGTAATCATTGATGAAATTGCAGATGAACCAATAATTGAACAACCTAAACCAAAACAATCAACTTTTAGCAAAACTGATAAGAAAAAAACAGCAGTTGAAATGATGGCAGCATATAAAAAATTTACAAATCAAAACTAAAAAAACAAAAATAAATAACAATGGCTTTTAATGTAACAAGTCTTGCAGCATATACCAAGACAAATGAAAACATGCTAATTACACGCTCATTTTTTGAGCCGAAAACAGCAGCTCGTATGCAAAAATTAATAGGAACTAAATCTACTGTTCAAGTTCCTGCATTATCTGACACTTTAATTTGGCAAAATGGTGATGCTTGTGGATTTTCTGCGAGTGGTGATACAACCATTTCAGCTAGAGTATTAACAGTTGGAAGAGTAAAAGTAAACAAAGAATGGTGTATTAATGATTTAGAAACTAAATACACTCAATTGTTACTTTCGCCAGGTAGTAATTATGATGCTTTGCCAGGCGGTATTGATGCTGCTTTTGTTGAAACAGTATTGGGAACAACTAAAGAAGATACTGAAAAGTCAATTTGGCAGGGTGATACAACTTCATGGAACTCACAATTAAAACAATTTGATGGTTTAGTTAAGATTATCAATGCAGCAAGTGGAACAGTTCAAGCAAATGCAGCAGCGTTTATTGGAACACCAGTAACAGCGATAACAGCAGCTAACGTAATTAGCGTAATGCAAGCAGTTTATTCAGCTATTCCAATTGAAATACTTGACAAAGCAGATTTAAGAGTTAATGTTGGTACTCACATTTTTAGATTGTATCAATTAGCTTTAACAAATGCAAATTTGTTTAATTTCATTGCAACTGACAATGCACTAGGCGAAATGAAAATTCATGGTACTAACGTTACTGTAGTATCAACTCCAGGACTTAATAACATCAATGCAATCTACGCTTTGAGAGATGCTAACATGTTCCTTGGTGTAGATTTAGAGAATGAAGAAACAAATGACTTTAAGTTTTGGTACTCAGAAGACTTTGATTTAGTTCGTTTTAAATATCGTTTTAAAATGGGTGTTCAAGTGTCACAAACACAAGAAATTGTTAAGTTCACATTATAGTCACTTAGGGGGTTAATAGCCCCCTTTTAAA